AATGATGAATTTTTTACGCTAGTAAATGTTAGTAAAGGCTGGTACGTTCTTACAAATGAAGATATAAGATATACTATAGATAACTTATATTGTATTAGACCTTTGTTAATAAATTAGTTATTGTAGCAGAAAAAGTAGAACAAGTATTAAAGAATAAAAGGAGAATAACTATGGATGAAGAAAGAATTACTATTACACTGGATGGTTTAGGAGACATAACTGCAACAAAAGTCGTATTTAATGTGTTAGCAATTACTTTTTCGGACGCAAGGAAGCAATTACATAGAGAAGAATGTTTTGCACTAGAAGCAAAAGCAGAGAAAATAAGAAGCACAATTCATGCAGAATTAGAAAAAAGAGGACTTTATAACAAATGAAATAAAAAAGCGTGATGGTGTAGGGCGGTTCGATTCCGTTCCACGCATTATCCTAAAAGGGATAAATAAGAAAAGGAAAGAAACAAAATAAAGAAAAAAGGAGAAAAAAGATATGAACATTTACACAATTATTTCAAAAGAAGCAACTGAAAAGTATGCGGACACTTATTTAGCATACAATTATTACGAAAAAACTGTCGCACGTCTTGAAGAAAAAGCTAGAAATGGATATAAAGTTTTATGTGAGTATTTCAATGGTTCAACAACTAAAACAGGGTTATGTGTAGTTTCAGAAGATAGAGCCATTGAAGTATTAGGTTTAAACAACTATGACGGAAAACGAGTGCTTGCTATGATGTATGAATTAAAATTAACAGAACGTCAGAACGGTATGGTAGTAATTTAACAATATAAAAGAAAAAAGGAGATATAATATGTTTAATTTAACTAAGTTTATAGAAGCATTAAACAATATGGGGGTTAAAGTATTAATCCCATTTGATGATTTTTCCGTTTGGTTATTTAAAGGAAAATATGATATAACACTTGAAAAACAAGAAATTGATAAATTAATGAAAGAACTAGGTACAGATAACGCAATACAGATTATAGGTTTACTCGCAATAGCAAAAGGTGAATTAGAAGAAATAAAAGAAAGAAAACTGATATAGAAAATTCAAACATTGTTAAAAAATTAACGTGTGTACCAGAAAAGGAGAAATATAATGGAAGATAAAGCGGAAAAAATAATGGCATCGTTTTTTGCAAATAAGGTTAGAAAAGCATTACACAAAAAAATTAAAGGGTATTCAAATTGTTGGGTGGATAATGACGTTTTGATTGCTGATATTCAGCCCTTAGGCATTTACACATACCATTTCACAATATCGGAAATATCAAGACACATTTCCCACGGCTTAACCGCCGAACAGGTTTCAAGAGATATTATAAAGGGCTACAGAGATTATATATTATCCGAGCATTTTTATTTTAAATAAATCAATAAAGTATTGACATTTATCACAAAATATGGTAATATAAAAAAGTAATGAGGGACAACAAGTTCCGTTTGCCACAGGTGTGACGGTAACCAATCCGTCCACCTAAACCCCAAAAAACTTAAAAGTATGCTAGTACGCATTAATTGTTTCACGTGAAACATTAAAACAGTGCAATTCCGTTTACTTTTATTCCCTCATAAGAGGGTGTTGCATAAAAATACAAAAAATAATGAAAAAAGGAGAAAAAAGCTATGGCAAGATTACCAATGGTAACACGTACCATCACAACAACAAAAGTCAACGTCCTTTGTTTGGACATTGAACACGCAGAACCATGCAACAGGGTTATTACAATCCCACGCACATACAAAGATGAGGAAACCATCTTAAAGAAAGTAAAGCCCCTTTTAGAAACAGATACTTTGAAAGTCGTACACGTAGTAGATACAGAAACAGAAGAGACTCTTTACGGTATGACAGAACAGGAGTTTGTAGAACTTGCTCACCCACTGTTAGATAGAACAGGAAAAACAGAAGAAGCAACAGAATCAGAAACAGAAAACGAATAATTAAAAGGAGAATAGAAAATTATGATTACAATTAAAGCAACATCAAGAGAGTTTACACCGGTTGAAAGGTATCTTATGACAACTTCACCGGACATTACCTCCATGAAAGATGTAGCAGACGGTGAAAAAATCACAGTTGACGGTTACCTCACATTTGATGACGTGAAAGAAAAAACAGGTGAAGTTGTAGAGGTGTTGAGTATTATCACGCCAGGCAAAAAAGTGTTTAGCTGTCAGTCAGCAACTTTCAAACGTTCAATCAGTGATATTCATGATGTAATGGAAACCACACCATTTACAGTAATCAAAATCAGTGGTAAAACAAAAGCAGGACGAGATTTTATCAATTGTGTTCTTGATGTGGAGTCAGTCTGATAAAGTTGATTTAACAGGGGGGGCAACCCCCCTTATTTTATTAAAGGGGTGAAATTATGGCAAAGAAACGGAAACAAACAGAAACAGAAAAGTTATACTCAAAACAACTAAAAAGAATCAAACAATTTATTCGTCGAGCAGAAAAACGTGGATTTATATTTGAAGAAGATATAATACCACAAAAGCCTAAAAAAGTAACAAAAGCAAGTGTAAGAAAATTAGAGAAATTAACGCCAGAAAAGTTATATAAAAAATCGTTATATGTAGAAGAATCGACAGGTGAAATTGAAGAAGCACAGAAAAGACGAAAAGAAGAAAGAAAACAAAGAGCTAGAAAAGCTGTTAAAACTAGAAAAGAAAGACAGAAACAACGCCGTAGTTGGTCTTTTAAAGACGCAGAAAAAAACCGTGAGCAACTACCATCAGAGGGAAAAGAGGTCTTTAAAAATATAATAGATGATTTTGTAAGTAGGTTACAAATTGATACAAGTTGGATAGGAAGAAAAAGGCGCAGACCTGTAGCACTACAAGAAACTATACGGTCACAAAGCGTATTATTAAGTTTAATCAATCAGCAAATAGCGTTATTCGGTGAAGAAGAAATTGGAAATAGATTACAAGCAAATTCGGATAAACTATCAGAACTAATAACTATAGTATTATGGGACAGTAAAGCAGAAGCAATACAGTCAGCAACTAGATTATTTATGGAAATATTAACAGCTAATACTTTAACGCCCTCACAGTTACAAGATTTAGATTTAGAATCAGAATATAATGAGGATTTTGAACAACCAGAATGAAACAACGTGAATATCGTTATTTTATGGGAGATTTTGAAACAACTGTGTACAAAGGGCAAGTAAACACAGAAGTGTGGGCTAGTGCGCTTGTAGAGTTATTTAGTGATAAAGTAACAATTCTGCATAGCATAGCCGAAACTTTTGATTATTTAGTATCATTAAATTGCAACGTTGTTGTATATTATCACAATCTAAAATTTGATGGTGCTTTTTGGTTATCATATTTATTAGTTGATAAAAAATTTACACAGGCATATGATAAAATTGGAGACAAAGAAACTGACGTAAAATGGAAACAGCAATTTAAAATGTTTAACAATACCTTTAAATACTCCATATCTGATAGAGGGATGTGGTATTCTATTGTAGTAAAAGTAAAAAACCATTTTATAGAAATACGTGACTCTCTTAAACTTTTACCATTTTCCGTTAAAAGAATAGGTGAAAGTTTTGGTACAAAGCATAAAAAATTAGATATGGAATATACTGGCTTTCGTTATGCTGGGTGTGAGATAACAAAAGAAGAACAAGAGTATATAGCGAATGATGTTCTTGTAGTGAAAGAAGCACTAGAAATTATGTTTAAACAAGGACATAATAAATTAACCATAGGCTCATGTTGCTTGGAAGAATATAAAAAAATATGTCGGTCATCTTTAGAAATTCAATTAGATTACGCCGAAATGTTTCCTAATCTATATGATTTTAAAATTGATAAACAAGAACACAATTATGATAATGCTGGTGATTGGTTACGGAAATCATATAGGGGTGGCTGGTGCTATTTAGTAAAAGGAAAAGAAAACAAAATAAAAACGAATGGGACAACGGCTGATGTAAATTCCCTTTACCCCTCTATGATGAGTAGTAAAAGTGGAAATAAATACCCTATAGGTTTGCCAAAATTTTGGACTGGAAATTTTATTCCAGAAGAAGCGCTAAAAGAAAATATGTATTACTTTGTAAGAATAAAAACAAGGTTTTACATAAAAGACAACTATTTGCCGTTTATTCAAGTAAAGGGGGATTTAAAATATAAAGGAACTGAATCATTAGAAACCAGTGATGTTTACAATCACGAAAACGACGATTATTTCCCTTATTACATAGATAAAAACGGAAATATACAACAGGCTAAAGTTGAACTAACTTTAACTATGACAGATTATCAACTAATAAAAGAACACTATGAGTTAGTCGATTTTGAAATTATTGATGGTTGTTACTTTTATTCTATGGTTGGTATTTTTGACGAATACATCAACAAATATGCTAAAATAAAAAAGGAAAGTAAAGGCGCGTTAAGAGAGTTAGCAAAGCTATTTTTAAATAACCTATACGGTAAAATGGCAAGTAGCACCGATTCTTCTTTTAAGATTGCATACGTGAAAGACGATAAATCTATAGGATTTATGCAAGTAGTAGAAAACGAAAAGAACCCAGGTTATATTGCTATAGGCTCTGCTATTACATCATATTCGAGAAATTTTACAATACGAGCTGCGCAGAAAAATTATTATGGAGCAGAAAAAAGGGGGTTTATATACGCAGATACAGACAGCATACATTGTGATTTATTACCGCAAGAAATAAAAGGAATTGAAGTAGATGACAAAGAATTTTGTTGCTGGAAATTAGAAAGTTGTTGGGATAAAGCTATATTTACAAGGCAGAAAACTTATATTGAACACGTTACACACGAAAATCTTATACCATTAGAAGAAAGTAAGCAATACAACAATATTAAATGTGCTGGTATGCCGAAAAAATGCAAAGAGTTGTTTGAAATATCTATGCAAGGTACAGCTGATGTAAATGAAAATTGGAGTGATGAAGAAAAAGAGTTTTTATTTGATAAAGACAACAAGCCGATTGTTAGAGATTATAGCGACTTTAAAGTTGGGTTGAAAGTGCCAGATAAGCTTAGACCAATTCGCATACGTGGAGGCGTATTACTTGTGAATACTACTTATGAAATGAGGTAAAAATATGACATATGGTGAGTTATTAGGTTTTCTAATAGAAGAATGCGATAAAACAGACTGTGAGCATTGTGTTTTAGAGGAAACATGCAAAGAGTACAATACAACGCCAGAAAAAACTAAAGAGTATTTAATAAAATGTGAAAAAGAATTATAAAATAAAATAGCATGAGGAGAAGAAAATATCTTCTTTACTCATGCTATTTTTATATCTGTAACTTTTGCACCATTTAAAGCGGTCAGCGAAACCGAAAAGTAAACAGGCAGTATTTTTCAACCGTGCTACCCTGTTTATTCATTAATGGAAACAAAAGAAGATACCTAGTAACTTAACGCTGATAAAACAGCTTCTTTGCACCTCATGTCTTTAAAACGGAAACAACCATGTTCAAAGAAATAACGTAAATTTGATAAAAAGAAATCATTACGTTTTAGCATAACATAGTTGATATTATGGTCGTCAGTTGTAACGGATATTTTAGTTAAGAAAGAACTGTCTGCCTTGTCGTCACAGTAGATTAGACCACTTTCAGTATATTCGCGTAATGCAAAGTCACTCCCTTTATATCTTAAAGTACAAAGATATTTTGACTTTCCAGCTGGTTTTTCAACAAAAGCTTTGTTGTCATTTAAATACGCAGCCTCGCTACTATATGCAGTATAGCTATTTTTTGAAAAAGCTCTGTTAAATCCACTGTTTTTTTGTTCTATGCTTGCACTTTCAACATATCCTTGTTCAAGTACAAAGCCATCCCCCCTTAAAAATTTTGTATCTTCTTTTAGTCTGGCAGAAATTTTCATTTCAACATAATAAGGATTTATAATGCTAACAGGGTTACTTAGCATATATACCGGGACATAACGAACTTGTTCACCTTGCCCTCTCGCAATTGAAGTGTGAACACTAACAAATTTCTTTGTTTCATGTTCACAATAGTGGTTTGTTTCACTCTGAAATTCATCAAAAATCATACGTTGTATGTCAGAAAATAAATGGCTATATTTTTTTATTTGGTCTGCATTATTTAAACTTAACCCATAACCACAGCTTTTGTCATTTAAAAATAACTCTTGAAACGTTCCACTTGCTCTACGTTTAGAAGTCATTGTATAATTTGGAAAGAATAAACTACCTAAATCTTTATAGAACTTTTCTGCAATATCATCTAGTTCATAATTGTACCTATATAAAAGACCAAACTTTTCGCCTTTATCAAGAAATCTGTTAATGCACAGTCTGCCAAAATATGTTGTTTTTCCACCTGTACGATTAGTGGTACACATGTATATTTCTGGTTTATTTCCATTTATATCCAGCATTGATAATAGTTTAGTACCATCATAGTATTTACTCATAAATTTATTGCTCCTTTCTTTATTAAATTATATCACACCTCTTGACATTTTTCAAGAATTAGTTTATAATAAAATTAAAATAAGATAGGAGGTGAAAAAATATGCAGTTTTACCCTGTTATTATTGCACTGATTTTTAATGCTCTTGATTTAGTCACCGGTATTATTTCAGCAGTAAAATCAAAAGACATTAAATCAGCAAAACTACGTGATGGGTTATTCAAAAAAATTGGCTTTATACTTTGCTACCTTGTAGCATGGTTAGTTGATACACAAGGGGAATATATTGGTTTTCATATAGATGTATCAATTCTGCCTATTATAATCCTTTATGTGTGCACAACTGAATTAGTATCAATTTTGGAAAATATCAGCAAAATTAATTCAGACATTTTACCGGACAAACTATTGGAGCTATTTCACATTTCAGACATTAAATAAGGAGTGATTAAAAATGAAAGTGTATCTTTCACCCTCAGACCAGTGGTCAAATATAGTAGCTGGTGGTAAACATTCGGAAGCTTTTCACTGTATCAAGATTGCTGAATACGCAAGAGCGTATTTAGAATTAAATGGATATGATGTTAAAGTGGGTTCATCAGTTAAAGAAAATACTTATAAAGACAGAGTAAAAGAAAGTAATGAGTGGGGTGCAGATTTGCATATTCCTATTCACACAAACGCTGGTGGAGGTTGTGGCACTCTGGTGTTGTGTTATCCTACAAGAATAAACAACAGACATGTTATAAACATTTACAAAGAAGTTGCAAAACTTACACCCACAAAAGATAAAGGAATTCAGACGACAAACAATCTATACGAAATTAATGCTACAAAATGTGTAACTATTTATCTTGAATGTGAATTTCACGACAATGAAGATACTGAAAAATGGATTGATAGCCACGAAAAAGAGTTAGGCAGGGCAATTGCAAAAGGGGTATGTGATGCAGACGGTAAAGTTTCTTTTGCGGAATTAACTGACCGTAAGAAAATTTATAAGGTGCAAGTTGGCGCATTTCATAACCGAAAAAATGCAGAAAAGCTAAAAAAAGAATTGTCTGATAAAGGGTACAGCTGTTATATTGCAGAGGAATAATATGCCAGATATTAACAAGGCTTATTCATGGGCTATTGAAACATGCAACGCACCAAACGTAGGATATAGTAACGCATATCGAAATCAACAAACAGTCGGTGGTATCACATATTATGATTGCAGTTCATTTATAAACTATGCGTTACTAGCTGGTGGTTTTGAAACTCCTAATTACGCTCCAGCTCATAACTCATTTACAACCTATGATGAAGCAGAAGTGCTATTGTCGCTAGGTTTTACAGAAGTATCTGCAACAGGTGAGTATTTAGCTGGCGATATAGGGTTAAATCCAACGCATACAGAAATGTGCTATCAAGGTGGGCAAGGTTCTGGAATTTTCATGGGAGCGCACACAGACAAAAGACCGCTGGCAGATCAAGTGAATATCAGTCCTTACACCTCATCATTTCAAAGACTTTTCAGATACGGTGAGGGTGGTGTAACAGGATATGGAGCAAGCATTTATGTTGTATCAGCTATGTGTGGTAATTTTTGGCAAGAGTCAAATATTAACCCGGGAGTTTGGGAAAAAGAACCACACGAATGGACAGCATTAAACGTTGGGTATGGGTTAGGTCAATGGACTAACACAGACGGTGACACCCATGGGAGACTTTATCAGTTGCATGACTGGTTACAAACAAATGGGTATGCTGCTGATGACGGAAACGGACAATGTGCATATATTGTACACGAAAATGTGTGGATGCCAAAAACAGGGTATCAAGATTACGCTACACTGGAAGATTTTTTAAAGTCAACTAGCACAGATATTGAAAGTCTAACGCACTATTGGAATATGTGCTGGGAGGGAATACACGATTCGTCATGGGACTATCGAGTAGAACGTGCAAACGCTTGTTATAATTTTATTTCAAGTAATGCAAACAACACCAATATTACTAACTGGGTAACAAAAGACGGATATTTAACAGAAGCAGAAATATTTAACAACGCTGTGATGTTATACCGCTATTTCAGTGCTGGTGGAGGTGGAGGTGGGTTACCATCAAAAAGAAAAACAAAATTACCACTTTATATGATGATACGTTATTTTTAAATGTTTCACGTGAAACAATTTTATAAGAAAAAGGAGTTGATAAAATGTTATTTACAAAAGGAAAGTACAAACATGAAACTGGTTTTGAAATTATGGTTACAGAAACCGGAGATATTCTTATTTCACCAGACCACCCACTTTCTTTAAGATTATCGGAAATTTTCGATAAAAACAAGTGGACAAAAGTTGAGTAGGGGGGTTATAATATGGCTGTAAGAAATAAAGAGGAAATTTTAGAAGCAATTAAAACAAGGGTAGGAGAGCAGACAGATGATGAAACAATTTCATTTCTTGAAGATGTTAGTGACACGTTCACCGACTTAGAAACAAGAGCAAATGGTGACGGTGAGGACTGGAAAACAAAATATGAAGAAAACGATAAATCGTGGCGAGAGCGTTATACGAACCGTTTTTTCAGTAAAGAACCAGAGCCAGAACCTAAACCAGAGCCAGAACCAGAAGTGAAAAAAACATTTTCAGATTTATTTAAGGAGGGTTAAATATATGCCTAAAAGAGTTGCAGTAAGCACATTAAACGCAACAACAATGGACATTCTTAACGTTATCAGACAGAACGCCGGTTATGATTATCAGCAGAATGTGCCAGAAGTTACAAAGACAACTGACATCCCGAAAGTAGGAGAAGTGATTTACGGTACGCCTGCTTTTGCGAATCAGTTTATCAATGCGCTTGTAAACCGTATTGCAATTGTACGAATGCAGAGCGCAACATTTAATAACCCATACGCAATTTTAAAAAAGGGCTATCTCGAATTTGGTGAGAGTATTGAGGATATTTTCGTTTCCATAGCAAAGGCTGTGGACTTTGACGTTGAAAAAGCACCAAAAAGGGAATTTCAGAGAAACATTCCAGATGTTAGAAGTGTATTTCACACAATGAACTGGCGTGCTGTATATCCTGTTACTATACAAGATGAAGATTTACGACAGGCTTTTCTTTCAATTGAGGGTGTACAGAACCTTATTGCAAAAATCGTTGATTCCGTTTACACTGGTGCTGAATATGATGAATTTTTGCTGTTTAAATATCTGCTTATTAAAGCAATCAGCCACGGAAAAATGTTTCCTATCTCTACAGGACAGGCTAACGATTTGACTGATGCCGCAGTGAAATTCAGAGGTATATCAAATATTTTACCGTTTATGTCCTCTAATTATAATGAGGCTGGAGTTAAAACAAATACACCAAAAGACAGACAGGTTATTTTCATGGATGCAACTTTCAACGCAGAATTTGACGTATCTGTCCTTGCTTCTGCATTCAACATGGAAAAGGCTGATTTCATGGGTAGGCTGTTTATTATTGATAGTTGGTCAGAGTTTGACAACGAACGCTTTAACATTATCAGAGAAAATTCAGACGGTATTGAAGAAATCACAACAGCTGAGTTAAATCTAATGAAAGACGTAAAAGCGGTATTGCTTGATGAAAATTGGTTCCAAGTTTACGACAACAATAACAAGTTCACTGAAAAGTATGTGGCTAGTGGTTTGTATTGGAACTATTTCTACCACACATGGAAAACTGTTTCTTACTCGCCATTTGCGAACGCTGTTGTATTCGTTCAGAGCACAGCAACAATCACTTTACCGACTACATTAACAGTTGAAATTATCAGCAAAGACCACAGTGAAGATGCAACCGTGTTTGCGTTAAGTGCTGATGCAGACGGAGCTAGCCTTGAGCCGAATAGTGTGCATTTTGTACAGGATGAAAGCGCCACCACAAATGGAATTGGTATTCAGAAATACGGCGCGGTTATTATTCCAGCTTCAAAAGCAGCTACCGAAATAACTTTAGTGGCAGAGATTAATGGTCAGACTTATAAGGGAGCTACAACCATTTCAAGTGCTAACAATGTTGGAGATACTGTAACAATGAACAAAGCGTAAATAGTCAATCTAGGGTGAGCTAATATCTTGCCCTAGAGTTTTGAAAGAGGTTAATATATGTATATCGAGCCTAATACCAATATTCGTATTTTAAAAGACGTTCCTTTAGATAAAACATTTGACCATACCATATATTTTAGAAGCGCCAGAGCACAGGCTACTTATTTCATGGGATTGCAGAAATACAACTTGAATAATTACACGTACCAGAGAGTTAAGCGTGGTTATGCAAGGGTTGGAATAAAAGCTGATAATTTGTATGACTGTAATTATATGATGTTTCAAAATACCTCATATGGCAATAAATGGTTTTACGCATTTATCACTTCTGTTGAGTATTTAAACAACGAATGTTCGCAAATTGAATTTGAAATTGATGTAATGCAGACATGGTTTTTTGATTACAGTTTAGACCAGTGCTTTGTTGAAAGAGAGCACACAGTAACAGATAATATTGGAATTCACATTGAGCCAGAAAACGTGAATTTAGGTGAGTATGTGTTTAACGATTACAAAGATTTATCTGTTGCGCTAAATAAACTTGCAGTTTTTGTTGCTGTTAGCGATGCAGATGAAGCTCCCAACGGCACAGTTTATGACGGTGTGTACGGTGGGTGTACATTACATGCATACCCACTCGATAAGCCGAAATCAATAAACACACTTTTAACGAAATACGCTCAAAAACCAGATGCAGTTGTAGCTATGTATATTGCACCAGCTATTGCTACAGGTAGTGTTATACCAGACGAGGGCACTACAATTATTTTTTCAAAAAATGCCTATTCATTTAATAGTTCAAGTGGTGCAGTAAGTGATGAAATGAAAATAGATGGGTATAAACCGAAAAATAAAAAACTATACACATACCCATATAATTTTTATTGTATTACAAATGCTGGAGCTTCTTCACTAAATTTAAGGTATGAGTTTTTTGAAAACCTAACGCCAGCGTGGAATATAACAGTGCCAATGACAATGCCTATACAATGTGTACTAAGACCACGCAATTACAAGGGTGCTGAACTAAATTTAAACGAAACCTTAACACTGGCGAATTATCCTATGTGTTCGTGGAGTACAGATGCGTTTCGCGCATGGCTGGCGCAAAATGCTTTACCATTAGTGACAGAAACAGGGGTTAAAATGGTAAGCGGTTATTTAGGAGGTGGAGTTGTAGGTGCGACTGTAAACACTGCAAACACAGTTATGAATGCACTGTCGGAGGGGTATCAAGCTTCAATTCAAGCGGATGTTGTAAGGGGTAGTATTAACACTGGTAACAATAGTGTTGCTAGTGGACTACAATCTTTTTACGGCGGTAGATGTTCCATAAGTGCCCAATATGCCAGAATGATTGATGATTATTTCACTGTTTATGGTTATGCTGTGAAAAGACTGAAAATTCCAAACAGAAATAGTCGTCCACATTGGAATTATGTTAAAACTATAGGGTGTACAATAACAGGTAGCATTCCAAGTGATGATATGAGATTAATTTGCAGTATATACGATAATGGCATTACTTTTTGGAAAAATGGGTCTGAAATAGGGAATTATAGTTTAGACAACAGTCCGCAGGGGGTGAATAAATGAGTAACAGAAAAAGAGAAAAAACACTGTTTGGTGAAAGTGCTACTGTAAATAATCTAACATATATGCAGTATTTGAACAGATTAACAGAGTTGAGCGTATCAATGTTTGAATGGAAAAATTTACCGGCAACCGTAGATGCAAGGTATCTGGAATTACATTTGTTTGAGAGTGGGTCTATGGTTTATTTTGATGATGACGTAATAGGCAATCTTTGTTTAGACTGTTTACCTAGCGGAAGATTAGACGTTTACGGAAATCCAGTGTTAAGGCGTGCTTATTCTGCATATAATAACTACCAGAAATTGTTAAAAGAAAGCAACAGTGTAATTATCTGGAATAACTATTTGCACACTAATTCAATTTTAGAGGTGAAAATGTTTGCAAGAAGATTGTATAACCTGGATAGAATTATAGATGTAAACGCTAATGCACAGAAAACACCAGTGCTGATACAGGGTACAGAACAACAGAGATTGACCTTAAAGAATTTATATAAAGAGTTTGATGGTAATTCACCTTTCATTTTTGGCGATAAAAACCTTGACTTAAATTCTTTAAAGTGCTTACAGACTGGTGCACCTTATGTTTGCGATAAATTGTATAATTTGAAACAAATGTATTGGAATGAAGCGTTGACCTATTTAGGCATTAATAACACTGGAGCACAAAAGCGTGAACGTATGTTAGCTATAGAAAGTTCACAGGCACAGGGTGGAACTATTTCAAGTAGGTATTCCAGATTGCAGAGCAGAAGAGAAGCTGTTGAAAAAATCAATGCAATGTTTGGAACTAATATTGAAGTCAATTACAGAGAAGATTTTATGAGTATCTATGAGGGACAAGGCGTTGATACCACAGAGGGAGAAAGCGAGGTTGTGTTGAATGAGTAAATATACAACTGAGGTTCGTTTTATCTGTGAAAGTAAATCGGGGCTTGATAATTCTACAGGGTGTGATAATGTTGATGAAGTTTTAAATAATAGCTGGAATAAAATTTTTACAACAAAAGTGGAAATTTTTGACGAAAATTACAGACCTGTTATTTGCAAGAAAATTTTAAAACATTATTATTTGAGAGAAATTTGTTCTGAAACGGTTGGTATCTGGAAGCTGTGGTTAAATACTAGGTTAGAAGAAATTTTACCATATTACAATCAGCTTTACAAAAGTGCATTGTTGGAATTTAACCCACTGTATGATGTAAATATTACTAGAACACATAATCGAACTATTGACGAAAATAAAACAGAAAATGGAACTATCACTGAAACAAGCACAGATAAAAATACTGGAAGTGGAACAAGAGATAATACTACAAGTGGTACTAATAAAAATAGTGGAACGAGTAATGTTAGTGGTAGTGGTTCTAATAATAGTAAAGACTTGTACAGTGATACGCCACAGGGGGCTTTAACTGGTGTTGAAACTGAAACGTATTTAACTAATGCTAGAAAGATTACTAATAGTGATAGTAGTACAAGTGAAAGTAATAATAGTGGTAGTGGTGAATATAAAGATACTGGAAACGTTAAGTATAGTGATACAAGTGAAAGAGCAAATACAAAAAATGGTAGTAATAGCAATACTGGAACTATGAATAATACGGAGGAATATTTGGAAACGGTTAGCGGTAAACAGGGTAGTGGAAGTTATAGCGGAATGCTGAAAGAATACCGTGATACATTTCTCAATATTGACCGAATGGTTATTGATGAATTTAATGATTTATTTTTCGGGCTATGGTAAAGGAGAAAAGTATGAGTGATGAAAGAACAATAAAACCTAATTCACCAGCTGATTTTACACCACAGTTGGGGGATTATAAAACGTTGCAACCTTTTAGATACTGGTGCCAGAAAGTGTTACCATTGGTGTATGATGATAGTTTGAGTTATTATGAATTACTGTGCAAAGTTGTTGACTATCTGAATAAGACCATGGAAGATGTTGAAACCTTGCGTGGGGATGTTACTAGCTTGCGTAGTGCTTATGAGGAATTGCAGAGTTATGTAAATAACTATTTCGCTACACTTGATGTGCAAGAAGAAATTAATAATAAACTTGACAGCATGGCAAAAGACGGAACTTTAACCAATTTAATAAGGGCATATATTGACCCACTTATTAACGAACAAAATAACAAAATTATAGTTCTTGAAAATAGAATGAATACGTTTGCTAGTTTACCAGAGGGTAGTACGAGTGGAAATGCTGAATTAATTGATATTAGAGTACCAGCTAGTGGTTTTAATAACGGTAAAACTTATCCGACAGCTGGTGAAGCTGTTAGAGGTCAAGCTATTTCATTAAAAGACTATATAGAATATTTTAAAGATGATGTTAGAAAAGCATTTAACGTATCAGAAAATATATATAGTCCACATTTATTTGCAAATACAAAGGGCATATCATTAACTATTGCAGATGGAACAGAGTTTACAGATTCTACAACAACAAATGCAATTACAACCGGATATTTTGACACACATGAGGGTGATGTGTGGAGATTTTATCGGTGGAATACCGCCAAGAACAATATTTTTCCTATGGAAATAAGGGTATTCTGGTTTGACGAAAATAAAAATTATATAAGCGGGGCAACTATAAACGGAGATGTGACAGCTCCTATACGTTCTAGGTATTTACGTTTTACAGAAAAATTTACATTATTATATCCAGAATTAGACGTTATGGTTACTAAAAATTTCCCGTTTGGTGTAAATGATTACGAGCCGTATGGTTTTAAACAATTAAAAGAATCATTCTTACCTAAAGAAACATATGAACTACTACAAAAAAGCGGAACACTTAATAATGGTGATTCGTGGGTGTTAGAAAATAATAATATCATGGCAAGAAAAATATTTGTTTTGAGTGGAAATGTAAACACATTTTCTGCAATTGAAATGGGTCACGGTACAAAAAGCAATACACCGTCAAGTTGGATAGTCGTGAATAATGAAAATATCACAGTGTACTCAACGCCTACAAATAAAGTAACACTTCCACACGGTTTAACTATTACAAATACAATTCAGCTTATAATTGAAGTAGAAGCAAACTATAAGGCAAAAATCACGATAGTATCTAACGGAGAAAAATACAATACGGAACAAGATTGGGACGGAAACATAGGAAATATTTTTGTTAATAGTATTAACTCAGTATTAGAGGATTGTACGGTTTCATGGACTTGCAAAAACTATTCTTCACCAATATGGGCATATGGTGATAGTTATTTCGGTATGATAAATAAGAGCCGATGGGTTGCTCATTTGCTGAGTAATGGATACGGAACAAATATGCTCATTGACGGTTATCCAGGTAGGGGTTCTAATGACGCTTATACATCATTACAGGCTTCATTGAAACATGGCAAACCAAAGTATATATTATGGGCTATGGGGATGAATAACCCCGACAATGATTCGTCAGTAAATGAAACATGGAATAATATATTTTATAATGTAAAGAATATATGTGAAGAAAATGGCATAACACTAATTGGGTGCACAATTCCAAATACACCAACACAGTTTAACAGTTACAAAAATAACGTTGTTAGAAATGCTGGAATTAAATATGTGGATTTCGCAAAATCAGTAGGAGCTAAACACAAGGGAGCTACATGGTATGACGGTATGCTGTCCGGTGATAAAATTCACCCCACTGAAAAAGGTGCTATAACATTATATTTACAAGCACTAGCAGATTTTCCAGAATTAATGAATACTTAACTAAACTAGATTATACCCTATAGTATTTGAGCTATAGGGTATATTTTTTGGGAAGTTAGCAACATTAATATGGTGTACATTTGTCTAAA